CCTGAATGGCTTGGGTGGAGCTGGACTCGTGAAGATGCGCGGATGGCCCGATGGATCGAGAAGACGCTCATCCAGCCCATCGGCGTCGGAGCTGGGGACCCGGTGAAGCTCGCGAAGTTCCAGCGGCAGATCATGAAGCGGCTGGTCGAAGCTCTCGCTGCGTTCATCTCGATCAGCGCGGGCAATGGTAAGACGACACTGATGGCCGCCATCGGGCTGGAGCGCATCGCCCGAGGGGACGACTACGTTGAGGTCGACGTGCTCGCCACGAAGGAGGACCAGGCCCGCAGGCTCATCTCGGCGTGCGTTCGGATGATCGAGTCCTCGCCGAAGCTGCAGAAGGAGGGTCTGTTCGATGTCTTCAGCGAAGACACGGTGCTCGTCTACCGGCCGACTGGCTCGAAGATGACGGCGCACCCGGCGAAGCTCTCCGCTGTGCAGGGGCTCAACTTCAACCTCGCCCTGATCGACGAGATCAGCGAGGTGCCACCGGAGCTGGTGACGACGATGATCGCTCGGCTCGGTAAGCGGCCGGATCAGCGCGTCATCGGGTTCGGGACTCCGGGCTTCGGCCCAGACAACATGCTGGAAGAGCTGCGTGCTCGGTACCACGCCGGGGAGCTGCCCTCCGGGGTCGAGTTCATTGAGTTCGCAGCCGACGCCGGGTGCGACATTCACGACCCGAAGCAGTGGCGCAAGGCGAACCCTGCGATCGAAGCGGGCTTCCTGATCCCGGACTCGCTGGCGCTGAAGGCAGCGGTCATGCCCGAGTACGAGTTCCGTGCGTACCACCTAGGCCAGCCGGTGGACACGGTTGGGCTGTGGCTGCCGCACAAGGCATGGACGGAGTGCACGCACACTGACCCTCCGCCTGACGGCGCGAAGGTTGTGCTGGCCGTCTGGGGCAACTACCGTCGGCAGATCGCTGTCGTGGGTTGCTCGCTCGATGGTGCGGTGTTCTTCGGCTGGTACGGCGACAAGCCGACCGACCAGCAGCTCGAGACCGTGCTCCGCCGGGCATGCGAGCAGTGGGAGGTCGAGGAGATCGTCCACAAGCCGCATATCAGGGTCAACCTGATGGAGAATCTGTTCCAGGACGGGCTGCCGGTCGAGCCTTGGCCGACCGATCTCGCGACAGACAAGGACTCAACGGCAGCCCTGTACTTGGCCATCGTCGAGAACGAGATCGCGCACGACCATGCGGAGCTTCTGAACGACCAGGTGCAGCGCCTGACGGCCCAGGTTGACCGGCAGGGAAACCCGCGTTTGGTCGAGTCTGAGGATGACGTGTCCGCAGCGCTGGCCGCTCGTGCTGCCTGGTGGCGTGCCCGAGCGCTCGCCGAATCCGACTACACCGGGGAGTTGGTGATCTACTGATGCCACGAGGCTTCGTGATGCGCACCCTGATGGGTCCCGAGGAGGAGGTGGTCGAGCGCACCGACGACGAGCTCGAAGGACTCATGGGCACGATGGTGTCCGAGTTCTGGGCTAGTCTGACGAGCAGCACCGGGCTTGCATTCAGCCCGCACCTCATCAACAACGTCTGGGTCGCGAGTCGCTGCCTCCAGCTCAACAGCCAGCAGATCGCTTCGATGCCGCTCCGCTTCTTCGGCAGCAGTGACGAGCCTGCCTGGGTCTCCAATCCGGACCCGAACTGGTACCCGAACGGCATCGGCGATGCGATCTTCGCGAGCGTGTGGAGCATGTACGCCTGGGGCGATGCCTTCATCCTGATCACCGATCGCTACGCCAACAGCGGGCTGCCGCGGACCTGGACTGTTCTCGACCCGGCACCGATGGACGTGACGGTGCGCCGGGGCATCCGACGCTACAAGTCCGGCAACGTCGACTTGAACCCGGACGACATCGTCCAGATCAGTCGCAATCCGGGTGGGGTGCGCGGGACGTCAGCTCTCTCGTCCTACGGGAGCTACCTCTACGGGCTTCTCGCATCCGCCGAGATGGCTCGCGCCATGACCGGTGAGAGTGGCGTGCCGAACACCGTCCTGAGGCCGAAGAAGCAGTTGAACGCAGAGCAGGCTGCGGCACTGCAGGCGCAGTGGGCAGCCCGCACGTCAGCCCGGCGTTCTGCCCCGGCGATCCTGCCGCCGGACATCGAGTACGACCAGCTCGCCTTCAGCGTGAAGGACCTCATGCTGATGGACGTGCAGCAGTTCGATGCCCAGGTCATCGCCTCGGCGTTCGGTGTCCCTCCGTACATGGTCAACCTCCCGCTCGAGGGAGGCTTGACGTACCAGTCGCCGGTGATGCTCGGGGAGCACTGGTGGCGGTTCGAGCTGCTCCCGGCCGGGCTTCGGGTTCAGCGTGCGCTCAGCGCGAACATGTTGCCCCGTGGAAGCTGGGTGGAGTTGGATGCGAGGGCGACCCTTGCACCTTCGTTCCCGGACCTGGTCGATGCGTGGATCAAGCTTTCGGCCGAAGGGATCGTCACGATCGACGAAGTGCGGGCTGCGGTGCTCAACTTGCCTCCGCAGTCCGAGGGAGAAGCTCTGGCGGATATCCTCACTCCGCCCACAGCGAGTGCTTCACCTGCTCAACAGCAGTCAGCGAGCGTGGTAGCGCTCCGACCGACAGGAGTGAGTTCATGAGCCAGACACACTGGTGGGAGATCACGGACGACTCAGGACGGAGTGCTCCGCCGGTCGCCCGCAGCGACATGCAGGACGAGCGCGAGGTCATCACCCGCGAGGTCAACTTCGAGGTAGAGGCCGAGGGTGACGGCCGCACGCTGATCACTCGCATCGTGCCCTACAACGAGCCGGTTGAGGTCGCCGACCCTCCGTTCTACGAGAAGTACGTCGAGCGCTGGAAGCCCGGCGTCTTCGACAAGCAGCTGCGGGCCGCAAACCGGGTTGACGTGCTGCTCAACTTCGAGCACGAGAAGGGACTCGGCGGAGTTGTGGGTCGGGGCACCGCGCTCCGGTCGCAGCCCGACGGTCTGCATGGCGTGTTCCGCCTTCTGGGCAATCAGGTCGGTGAGGCTGCCCGCGAGCTGGTTCGCGAGCGCGTGCTCACGGGCATGAGCCTGGAGGCCATCGTGCTCAAGTCTCGGCGCGAGGCCGACGGCTCGATGTCCCGGCTCGAGGCCAGGCTCAAGAATGTGGCACTGTGCCGCACCCCAGCGTTCCCCGGTGCAGAGGTACTGGCAGTGCGCACCGAGGGCGAGGGTGAGCCTGCGCCGGGCGAGCCTGACCCGGACGAGCCGGGCGATCCGGAGCCCAGTGAACCGGAGTCGCAGATCGTCGTGCCGGAGCTTCGAGTCGACGACGACAAGATCAGCGCGGTGCTCGAGCGCGTCGGTGTCGAGTTGCTCGTCAAGCGGGCCACTACGACGCAGGCCTGGGACGGCAGCCCGTCAAGGTTCTCCGACGAGGAGTACCAGCGCTCGGCACTGATCTGCCGGGCTGGGGACGAGCCGCCGAAGACTCGCTGCAGCTTGCCCGTGCTCGAGCCGAACGGCGACCTCAACATCAACGCGATGCACGCAGCCGCTGCGCGGATCAACCAGCTCACTGGCATCGGCGGAGCAGAGCGGGCGACAGCTGCCCGTCGTCTCATCCGGCTGTACCGCTCGGTCAACGAGGAGCCTCCGGGCAACCTCGTGACGATCGCGTCGCGCTGAGCAGTCTTCCCCTCTCCCCCTCCCCTAGAGGTGGGGCCATGCCGCGTGGCCCCACCTCGTCTTCGACGGGAATCGGAGGAATGGGCTAAGGTAAGAATCGACAGGCGCACCCCGCAAGCTCGGGCATCAGGCACCCCGGTAGCGCACCGGCACCCCTCGATCGAGCAGTCGGCACCCGCCAGGTAGTTACGTCAACTGGAGGTGAACAGATGCCTGCAACACTCGGTGTCACCCGCATGCGGCTCGAGCGGCTTGCCGACGAGCGCGAGCGGACCAACGAGAAGATCACGGACCTCTTGGCCATCGCCGAGGAGGAGCACCGTGACCTGAACGAGTACGAGACCGAGCACCTCGCGAAGTACCGCACCCGCGTCGACGAGCTGGAGGGCGAGATCATCCTCCTGGCCGCTGATGTCGAGCGGCACGACAACGCGACGGATGTCTCGCGGCTCGTACGGCCTGACGACGACGGCTCGGGTGAGCCGGTGGCACGTGGTGGCTTCGCGACTGCACGTGGGTCGCTCCAGTCGCCGCCGATCTACCGGAGCTTCGCGGAGTTCGCGAGGGACCAGCTGGTCGTGCGCTTCCCCGAGATCGCCCAGCTCGCCGCTGGTGACGATCGTCGCTTGGGGCAGACGGTGCAGGATGCACAGGAGCGCGTCGAGCGCACCTTGCAGAACACCCTGACGTCGAACATCGGTGGTCTTGTGCCTGCGCCGCACATGGCGCAGATCATGGACATCATCGACGCATCCCGGCCGGTCGTGTCCTCGGGTCGTGACGTTCCGCTCGATCGCGGATCGCTCACGTACCCGCGCATCACGGGTCGCCCGGAGGTGCTCCTGCAGCCCGGAGAGAAGCAGGAGGGTGGGACGGCTCGCATGAGCGTCGTGCTCGACACGCTGACCGCCGATACGTACATCGGCGGAGGTGACCTCTCCTGGCAGGCGATCAACTGGTCGTCGCCTGACGCACTCGCACTCTGGTTCGACCTGGCGGCAGAGTCATACGCTCGCCAGACCGAGTCGGCTGCGTGCGAGCTGCTCGAGGGCACGGCCATCGGGACCGTCGGCACTGCAACCGGTCGTCTTGGAACGGCCGGGACGGAGAACTTCGCTGCATGGCGTGCCGCAGCGATCGCGGGGATCGCGTTGGTGTACTCCAACACCGCCGGACGCGCTCGCACGAACACGCTGTACCTCGCAGCGAACCGGTTCTTCCAGCTCGCTGGGCTGGGAACCGACCAGACGCTGCAGGTCAGCTCGGTCGGCAACCTCGACATCGGCTCCATGACCGGAACGTGGGCAGGCCTGCGCGTGGTTGGGTCCTACGGCTTCGATCAGGATACGGCGATCGTCGGAGACTCGTCGGCGTTCCTTGTCGGTGAGACGGCGGGTGCCCCGGTGCAGCTCCGGGCCGTCGAGCCGAGCATCGGAGGCATGGAGGTTGGTGTCATCGGTGCGTTCAAGGCAGCGGTGTTCGACGCGAACAGGTTCGCGCACCTCGGTACGCACCTGTAAGCACCACCCACCTAAAGGGGAGCCGGGACCTGACGCCTGGCTCCCCTTCTTTCGAGAGGAGCAACGATGCACAACGACAAGCTCGGTGTGAGCGACGGCATCGTCGTTGCCATGGGCCGTGGCCGTGTAGTCCGTGAGTTCATCCCCATCATGGGCGATGTCTTTCTCGAACTGGTCGACGAGAACGGCGAGCTGAAGGACTACCAGCACGTCAAGAACCTCGTCGTGGACGCAGGCGAGAACCACATCGCCGACCAGCTCAGCTCGTCACCCGGCGGAGCGGCGATGAGCCACATGGCCATCGGTACTGGCTCGACGGCAGCAGCGTT